AAAGAAGAAATAGCAATGTCTAGAGCGCCTGCATAAGGAGCAAGACTCTCAGCCAAAGCACCTAATGAAGAAACACCAGTTCCTCCATGAGATATAGCGACTACATCGCCAATCTGGAATTCGCCTATCGTTGGAATCCCAGATACTGAGATTAGTCTTAACGGTACTCTTTCTGCCATGATATATTATATATCATTCTTCTGAAAGATCAGCAGGTTCGCCTATTAGTTGCTCTAAGTCGTTAAGAGAGTCCATCAGTTCCTTAGTTGATAATCTTTCAGGTGCTTCTTCATCAACAGTTTCAGGATCCTCTTTAGTAGGCTCCTCTTGTTGATTTACATCAGGCTCTTGTTCAGCAACGGCTTCACCGTATAGTTCTTCCATGATTAGTTTTACAGCATCGTTGCCATCATCAACGGACTCTGATAGGTTGAAGGAATCTGATAAAAATTCATCTTCGTAAAGTTCACTGAAACCAGAGTTCTCAAAAAGATATCTCATACCATTGTTGACATCAATGGCTTGTACTCCATTCTTAGATTTAAGCATTTCGGATAGAGATAACATGCATTCCTTTATAACACTACCTCTGGGGGCGACTTTTGCTAATGACTCGAAGATGAGTGATTGTGTGTTTAGAAGTGTTTTGAATGTAGGAACTTCCTTGATGTTATTAAGGTTAATTCCATACTTCTCTTGAAGAAGATTTGATACAAGAGATCTTAGAGGTTTTTTCATTTCAAAGAGAACCTTAGTAAACTCTTTTAATTCATTCTTGTTGAAGGACACTTCTTCGTGAAGAGTTCTGAGATTCTTTGAAATTGTGTTGGATAGTTGCTTTTTTGAAATAAGAGCAATATAAGGAATTTCAACGAAAGCCTCTACTAGTGCTTGCTTAATCTTGGACTCATCTTGCTCAAAAATAAGATTAGCCAAGTTGGAAATGCTTTTTTCAGTAACCCATACAGTATCAAATGATTTCTTAGACTCAAGAATCTCTTTTTTCATGAGTTCCTGCTTGCATACCATCTCATAAAGGTCAACAGACTCTGAAAGAGGAAATTCTATAGATTCTCCTTCTGCAAGTTGATCTAAAGACCTTCTCTCCAAGTCAAACGCCTTTGATACTGTATCAGACAGTTTTATAGCATTTCTAACCTCTGGAATTGATATTAAAGTGTCCTTATTCTCTGACAGGAACTTTGAAATGTTCTCAGACAACTCTACAAACCTTTCAAACTCTTGAGTCTCTAAAATATTGAAAGTGTTGTTGAAAGACTCGCTCTTTTCGCGTAAACGGTCAACAGTTTGATTAAATCTAACTCTCTGAGTCCATGAATCTACAATTGAATCTAGAATATCACCTGAATTGACCATACGGTCATCATAAATGCTCTCTATAAGAAGAGAAATTTGATTCTTGGAAGATGAATCAAATTTCTCTTGATCTGTGAAGACTTCACCGGATTCTACGACTATATTGTCGAGAACTGCCTTGTCTGTAAAGTAATAATTACATTCTATGATGTTTCCGCTCTCTGTTACGAAGGTCGCGTGGTTTTGCGAGTCATCAATAGAAAAAAGAGAGACATTCTCTCTAAGCATGTGACCTAGTTTGTCTGCAACTAGGTTAATATTAGTGACCTTTTTGTTTCTTTGGCTTAGAAAATTTTCCATGGTAATGTTTTTTGTAGAATCTCTATTTATATAGTAAAAGTAACTCGTATATAGGTCGAGTTAGTTATATTTTTTCAAAATTCTTTGTATCATTTTGTATTTTTCAGAAGTATACCCTTCTTCCGTCAAGTATTTGTTTTTAAGGAACTCCAAACTCTCAATTTCTTCTTTTTTTGGAGTTGGCTTCTCAGGTTTTTGAGATTTGTTGACCTGAATGTCATTTTTAGCCTGATTATTTGACACTGCCATGTCCATAGCGGCTTGATTTTGAGAAACTTCCATGTCTGTTTGGCCTTGTGCCTGTGTTTGCTGCATTTGGCCTGCTGCTTGAGCCTGCTGCTGCATACCTACCTGCTGTGCTTCCTTCTCAGCCTGCTTATCTTGCTCCTCTTCAAGGTCTTTCTTCAACATTTCGATCTCTGTATCGGTCATGTTATAGAATTCTTTGTAAATATGGTCCGTTGGGAACAGTCCAGTACCTACAACAGCAGTAACAACCCTTGCTTTAGCCTCATCAATCTCTAATTTACGCTTGATGAACACATCAGAAGGGTCTGGAAGATCAATTTTAAGATCTTTTATGATGGATTTTGGGTATCCGACCATCTCAAGATGCTTTTGTGCGATATCTGTGAAGCCTTGAGCGACACAATCTTGCACTCTCTTTATAACTCTAGCAAATTTAACATCAAGTTGGCTTAAATTAGCCTTTCTTTCAGGAGATTTATCGTATTCTACGATGTAATCCTTTGGAATTTTAAGAGTTGCAAGTAATTTATCACGGAAATACTTAACATCGTCAACCTCTCCTAGGTTTTCAGCGCCTTTTAATGTATCAACCTTGGTTCCTTGGTTGCCTCTGGTGGGAATAAAGAAGTCTTCGTCAACTGCAAGAGGGTTGTAACGGGCATCTACCTGATTCTGATTGTTGTGGAACTTCTCTTTTTTGAATCTAGTTTTCATTGTCTCCAAGAAAGCCTCTGCTTTTGAAGCAGGAAGGTTTCCTACATCGACATAGAATATTCTTCTTTCAGGAGCGCGAGAAAGTCTATAGACTAACATAGCATCTTCCATAAGTTTCAAAGAACGATATACTCTAATGGCACCAGCCATTATGGACTTACCATAAGGATAATACTTTGGATCAGAACTGTGAAGACGGAAATGAACTATCTGATTCTTATCTAATTCAATATAACTTGATTGTTGCGTATGCCAGTCACCTGAGTTACTGTCACTCTTTGGAATCTGTTGAATAAATGTCTTTAGATAACCAAACTTATCCTCAATACGCATGATGTAGTAAGGATTTAAGATTTTAATCCGTCTGATACCTTCTTCCATGCGTTCTTCATTGGCAACAACTTCTATAAAGTTATCTCCAAACTTACATGTACCACGAACAAGGTCCCAATAATATCTCTCAAGGTGGATTCGTTCAAATAGTTTCTCAACTTCTTCTATGGCATCAATACTATCTGATCTAACCAACCATCTCTTGTTCCTCAGATCCTTTTGGGTTGAATCGTCTGCGTAAATATCTAACGCTGCGGTAATCTCAGGATAATCGTCCATCTTTTCATACTCATCGTATCTTCTCTTTCTGTTGAGTTCAGACTCAGGCATGAAAGGAAGACCTCTGGTGTAACTCCAGAGAGGTTGAGCAATAGTATCTAACTGACCAGTCGGGTTTACAAAGAGATCACCTTCTACTCGTCTAGGATCGCCAGTAGCAAGCATCTTCTCCTGTGCTTGAGTAGCGAAGAACTTTGCAAACACTTTAGACATGTATCCGCTTGAATACATGGTCTGTACACTACCGTCCCCTAAAGGCGTCCATGTGGTTTGCCCTGGACCAGCGTTTTCGTTTATTTGATTACCCATGTAATATCCTCTTGAGTATGGCCTGTGGATGTCAGTATCTTATGAGATTTTAATGGCATGGGTGGCTTGCGTTCTTTAGCAGGATTAAATTTAACTATTTCAGGGTTCCTGTCGATGTAGCGTCTACCACCATAAATAGATAGTGCTAAACTCATAACAAGGTCATCATTTTGTCCAGTATCTGCCTTCACTTTACCATTATCACTGATAATGAAGGTATTTAACTCCATAACAGTTCTCTTAGAGTTAATTTTAATTTCGTTCATGCGAATCGCCTCTTCCATTTCGACTAGGATGTTATCACGATTCTTGGCTGTTATCTGTAGTCCCATGTTTTGCTTTTCGTCAAACCAGACATTCTCGTATTCAAGTTGATCAAATAAGTAATCAAGTAAATTGTTACCTATAGTGTTACGCTCAACAAGAATAGGACATAAATTATAATAGGCACCTTCATCGAAGCAAATACGCGCAAGTTCGTTTATAGGTGTGGTGTTTGAGTAGAACTCAGCCACCTGCTCACCTGAATAAAGATCAATAATTTGGAAAGCAGAATAATCACGCCCACGACCCAACGCCACATCGACCGCCATAAAGTATGTTGAGTTAGGGTCTGGATCTTTCCACACATACATTCGGTTATTGTACTTACGGTAGAAGTTATCATTTATGTTCTCCGTCAACGATTGTAGAATCATACCTTCAATAAAGGTATCACCTGTACCAAGGAATTCACACTCGTATTCCTGTAACCATTTCTTATGGCTAATGTTAGCGCGTGTGGTAGGTTCCCACTCATCTATATCCATAGGTGGGTCACGCTGTTCCATCTCCTTGTAGAGCCACTCAAAGCCTTCTACGCGATTGTACTCAGGATGGTCCTGCCATCCTATCTGGATTGGGTTAAATGCGTTAGAGCCTTCCTCAGCGCGTGTCCATGTATCATGATACCAGTTACCAATACCATTAACAGTAGAAAGGACAAACGCACGACCACCAGTAGAGATGATAGGATAAACAGCAGCCCAGATAGTATCAATGTGTTCAATGAAAGCAGCCTCATCAATTATAAGTAAAGAACCAGAAAGACCACGACCAGATTGCTTACCTGATGGACGAGACTTAATATGAGAGTTGTTCTCTAGTTTAAGGTTGTGTGCGTTAATGGTTGTAGACTTTGGTTTGATCCACACAGGTAACTCGTCATACATAATCTTGATACGATCAAGAACCTCTGTAGATTCTGTATCACCTACAGATAGAATAACTATTGTCTGGTGAGATCTGAAACAACACAACCAGAGTGAGTAAGCAGCAGCAATTGTCGTACATCCAGCTTGCCTGAACTTACGAAGTATGTTGAACCTGTTTCCTTCTAG